AAAAACCTAGATGATTGGAATAATCAGTCTTCGGGTTTGACCGCAAATAAAGTTGTTGCAAAGTATCCAGGAACTGTTGGTAACTCGATTAAAGTTGAAATTTGTCCACCCGCATCATTCACTGGATGGGCATATGAAACTGATTTCGATGCAGCGCCAACTGCCGGTGAAGTTCATGCTGCTGTTATTGACGAAGGCGGCGAGATTACTGGCACCGCAGGTGCTCTTCTTGAGACGTTCGCATTCCTCTCGACTACGGTTGGTGCTAAAACTTCAGATGGTTCTATCAACTATGTTGCAGACGTCCTAAACAATCAGTCTGAGTGGGTTTGGGTAGCAGCAATTGATTCTGTCGGTTCAGCAGTTCTCGAATACTCTTTGGATGGAGGTGCGCGCACTTCTACTAGAGTCATCGGCGATTATATTACTGCCTTCGACGTGTACGAAGATGTTGACACAATTCAAGTTGATTTCTTGATCGCGCCTTCGCGCGGTTCGCTGTCAGACGCGACCACCATCACTAATGCTCTTGTTGCCATGGCATCGTCAAGACAAGATTGCGTTGCTGTTGCTTCACCAGATCGTACTGCAGTATTTGCTTCTGATCCAACGACACAGATTGTCGCGACAACGAATACATTCACTCCTTCATCTTATTTGATTGCAGACAATAACTTTGTTAAAGTCTATAATAAATATGAAGATAAGTATGAGTTTATTGCAGCAGCATCTTCAACAGCAGGTGTAATGGCGGCAACTGATGATGTATCAGCGCCATGGTTCTCACCAGCAGGTGCGAGACGCGGTCAATATCTCGGTGTGACTTCATTGGCATTTAGTCCAACTAAGTCTCAGCGTGATTCGCTTTACAGAGCAGCAGTCAACCCAATCGTAAATCTTCCAGGACAAGGTATTATCCTGTTCGGTGATAAGACTAAGTTGGGTCGCCCGTCAGCATTCGATCGAATTAATGTTCGTCGTTTGTTCCTAATTATGGAACGTGCTATTAAAGCGGCAGGTGAGAATGTAATGTTTGAGTTTAACGACGAGTTTACACGTGCAGAGTTTGTCAATATTGTTGAACCATTCTTGCGTGAAATCAAAGGTCGTCGTGGTATTTCTGACTTCCGTGTGGTTTGTGACGAAACAAACAATACGGCAGACGTAATCGACAACAACTCATTCGTTGCTTCTATCTTTGTCAAACCTGCTCGCTCGATTAACTATGTAACGTTGAACTTTGTTGCGACAAGGACTGGCGTAGACTTCGAAGAAGTCGTCGGAATTGTATAAGGAGATTAAGAAATGGCAATTTTAGGAGTAGATGACTTTAAGTCAAAACTGCGTGGCGGTGGTGCTCGTGCCAATTTATTTAAGGTTACTTTGAACTATCCTGCATATGCAGGTGGTGATGTTGAACTCACTTCATTCATGTGTAAGGCAGCACAGTTGCCTCAGTCGACAGTGGGTTCATTCCCTGTCAACTTCCGTGGTCGTGAGTTGAAGGTCGCAGCAGAAAGAACCTTTGAAGATTGGACAATCACTATTATCAATGATACTGATTTCGGTGTTCGCGATCCTATGGAGCGTTGGATGAACGGAATCAATGGTCATGCAGCAAACACAGGTCTAGTTAATCCAGTGGATTATCAATCAGACCTTATTGTAGAGCAATTGGATCGCGACGAGTCTGTTATCAAGCGTGTTAACATTCGCGGAGCATTCCCGATAGTTGTGAGTCCTATCCAGTTAAGTTATGATACTCGTGGTGAGATTGAACAGTTTGATGTTACATTCTCATACCAGTATTGGGAAAGCAATACAACAAGTTAAAACTATTTTGATGTGGGGGCGAAATCCCCCACTTTTTTTATTTACACTGAATATATTTTATGGGAACCTGAGCGGTGTTGTGGTTAGTGAGAAAAATCTTTGTTTAGAACACTTATAAATTATAGTAGGACGCTCAGTTTTTCAAAGAGAAATCTTTGGGCGTTTACGTTTAGGGACAATCTTTGGATAATAACATGGCAGAAGAAAGCAACAATTCATTCAACATTTTTGGATTTGAAGTAAAAAGAGCAAATAAATCCAAGAATACAGGAAAGCAAGAACTCCCCTCTCCAGTCGCCCCGACCGATCCTGATGGATCCGGTTATATATCGAGCGGTGCTGGATATTACGGACAGTATGTAAACCAAGAAGGCGAGCAAGCAAAAGACAATCAACAATTGATCATGCGTTACCGTGGTGTTTCAATGCACCCCGAAGTCGACATGGCAATTGACGAAATCGTCAACGAAGCAATCTCAGCATCAGAATTGTCATCATCTGTTGAACTATCGACCGATGATATTGAAGCACCTGATAAGATTAAAGATCAGATTCGTGAAGAGTTTTCGAATATCGTTAACATGTTAGGTTTCAACGAGATTGGACATGACATGTTTCGTGGTTGGTATGTAGACGGCAGAGTCGTTCACCATCTACTCGTTAATGAATCTAATTTAAAATCAGGTATTCAAGAAATTCGTCATGTTGACGCAGCAAGAATTCGAAAGGTCAAAGAAATTAAACATAAGAAAGACCCAAAGACTGGGGTCAAGGTTGTCGATTCTGTCGAGGAATATTATGTTTATGAAGAAAAACCTGGATCAGCAAGTAACGCCATTCGAATATCAACAGACGCAATCAGTTACGTTACCTCCGGTGTATTAGACGAGTCTAAGAAAAAGATTCTCTCACACCTTCATAAAGCATTAAAACCAATTAACCAATTGCGCATGATGGAAGATTCACTGGTAATCTACCGCCTTGCTCGAGCACCAGAACGTCGTATCTTCTATATTGATGTTGGTAACTTGCCACGCGGCAAGGCAGACCAGTACATGAAAGATATTATGTCAAAGTATCGTAACAAATTGGTCTACGATGCTAACACAGGTCAGATCAAAGACGACCGCAAGCATATGTCAATGCTTGAAGATTTCTGGTTGCCGCGTCGTGAGAACGGACGTGGTACTGAAATTACCACACTTCCTGGAGGTGAGAACCTTGGGCAGATCGACGACATCATTTATTTCCAGAAGAGATTATATCGTTCGTTGAATGTACCGGTCAACCGTTTAGAGCAGGAAGCACAATTCTCCCTAGGAAGAGCGACAGAAATATCTCGCGACGAAGTTAAGTTTCAAAAGTTTATTGATCGACTTCGTCGTCGTTTCTCATGGATGTTCCTAGGAATATTGAGAAAGCAACTGCTACTCAAGCAAGTGATTACCGAGCAAGATTGGGAGCAATGGAAAGGCGACATTCATGTTGACTTTGTTCGCGATAACTATTTTTCAGAGTTAAAGGAAGCAGAGATTCTTAGAGAGCGTCTTGGACTGATGAACGAGATTACTCAGTTTACAGGCGAATATTTCTCTAAAGAATGGGTACAACGTAATGTACTGCGATTATCAGATGATGATATCGAAGATATGGAAAAAGAAATTAAAGGGGAAATTGAATCTGGAGAGATTGACGATCCAGACGAAGAACCCGATGAAGCACCAGACACTAAAGCAGAACCGCAACAGCAGGAAGAGCATTTTTATATAAAAGATGGGAATTCGGATAACGCTCTTGATTATATTTACGAAGAAATAGATTCAGAACCGGAGCGTTACATACCAACTCAAGAAGATGAACTTATCGAGACTATGACTCGATATATGAATAAATTGGTAGACGAAGAGTGATTAAATGCCAAAAATCGACCCAGCGGTCATTCATGCTTTTAGCATTGCTTATACAAACGAGCAACTAAAAAAGCAAGAAAACCGTCTCAAAGAAGAAATAGAAACTAGACTTAAAGAAAGAGTTTCTGATTTCGTCACAGATGATATTCGCGGAGCACGTGGTCCACAGGGAGCGCGTGGTGAGACTGGTGCACGTGGTTATCAGGGCATCAAGGGCGATCGCGGAATCAAAGGTGAGAAGGGCGATCGTGGCGAGCGAGGCATTAAAGGTGATAAAGGAATCAAGGGTGATCTTGGTTCTATTGGTCCCCAAGGTATTGCTGGTCCTCAAGGTATTCAAGGTCTACAAGGTGAGATTGGTCCTCAAGGTATTGCTGGTCCTCAAGGTGATAAAGGCGAAAGAGGATTTCCAGGACTACAGGGCACGACTGGAGAGAAAGGGGAAACTGGTCCGGCAGGTATACAAGGTGCTCAGGGTGTTAAAGGAGAGCGCGGAGAACTCGGTCCAGAAGGTCCAGAGGGACGTCAAGGCGAGAAGGGTGACGACGGTGCCCCTGCTCCAGATTACGAACCAAAGTTCCAAGAACTCGTTGGGCAGTTTAACAAAAAGATCTCAGAAGTCGAGAAAGTTGCCAATCAACGGATTCAGCAAAAACTAACCACTCTCGGAAACGGTGTCGTCGCTTCTACTTCTGGTGGTGGTTCGTACCAGTTACTTGACAACCGCGATGTAGAATACAAATCTATTAAGAAGAACGAATTAGACAGCGACTCTATTCTAATTTTCAATCGTGCTGAGAAAAAGTTTAAAGTTGAATCCCTGACTGATGCATTAGAAAGACTTGGTGTTGGGACTGGAACCGGTGGCGGCACAGAGCATCCTTACTTCGGTTGGTTGACAAGTGGTGCTACCGATCAATTTAGAACGACTTCTTCTTTCTTCGAAGACTCTAGCGAATATGCAATCAGAAGTGTTAGTTTTGTTGACAACCAACTTCAAGTCGAACTGGCGAACTTCTCACCTATCGTTGCTGCGACGGGTCAAAGTCTTTCTTGGGATGAACCTGCTTCTCAATTCTCAGTTACTGTCGATAACCCAGAAGATTTCACCGACAGATATATCGCTGCTGTTTCCTTGATCGATAATGCTTCTGGTGTTCATGATTCGGTTTCTGCATATACCACCACAGGCGCTTCTCCGACCCCTGCGGGCGGTGTTGACTGGTCGCAAACCTTTACGGTAAATGACTCCGCCGAAATCTATTCAAGCGGGAGCGGTCTTACAGGCGGTTCAGCGTCCGCGCGAATTTCATTTGAAGAAGACGACGGCACTACTTGGGAAGATAATAGACCAACAATTAATTACAACTGGCAAAATGCTAACGGGTCGATAAACTTCTCTAACCTTTCAGGTAAGAATTTCCTTGAAAGTTATACGACTGTCAACTATAATGTTTCTATAACAGGAATGAGTAACCTTTCAAATGCTGCCGTGACGGTTACACCAATCGGCGGATCTTTGTCAAATACTTCCGGAAGCGGAACGATGACGTTGGCGACTCCACTTCACAAAGAAAATAACAGTGGCAGAGAAGTCGGTCTAGAAGTAATTTTCTCTCGTCCCGAAGGTGTGACGGGAACAGCATACACAGCAATTGATAGTGATAATGATAATACAATCTCGGCATCGTTCTCATATCCTTCGTTTTATATCTTTACCGTTGACAATGCAACACCACCTTTACGTTCCGATATCGTTTCCGGAAACGACTTCAGTTCATCGGTCACTGAACTTGGCAATCAATCAAAGAATCTTTCGACCGTGATCACAAATGGTACAGTTGATCCGAGGTGTTTCTGGTTTGCGATTAGGAGTAGTGCTTCACAACCGACTGTATTGCAGACTGGACCATCCGAAGCATTATTGAGTGATGTTAATTACACCACGGGATATACAGCAGATCTAGAACCAGACAGCGCGGCAGTTGATTACACTTCTGA